GGCTGCAACGGCTGTGTTGTTGCCAACCTCCACATCAAAGTCAGAAATAGTAGCTGCGGTCTGTGTGCCTGTGTGATTGACTCTAGCAAAAGTATCTGCCTGAATCGTCGTAGGGTCATATACTGCGGCGGTCATGTCGCCTGCCGATGCCCAAGTGTTATCTCCCCGAAGATATGTTGTTGCATCAGCAGTTCCAGTTGCTGAAAGCATTGGAACGTCCACTGCTCCAGTTGAAATTGTTAAGGCAGTGTCACCAGTAACGTCCCCAGTGTGTGTAGCATTAGTAACCTTAGCTGTGTTCGTTACAATGTCCGCTGCTTGAGTCGGTGTGATACCTACCTTAGCTGTATTAAGTGCAATGTCTGCCGTGGGAATGCTTCGGGCAATATCCTCGTAAGTCGATGCGCCGGTGAAGCGTACAGCCAAGCTTCGGTCGGTGTCGATTATTACCTGCCCGATTGTGGCTGTGGTGATCAAATTAATCTCAGCAGTTGTTCCAGATGGTGGGATAAGGCCCCCAAATTCTACCGTGTCAGTAGAACCAAGGCCGAAGGACGTGCGTAGTTGTGCTTTTTCTGTAACGGTGTCTATACTCATGTTATTATTTATACGCTTTTAACGTTTCCTATTGAATATTTTGATTGTAGATCCCACTCGTTTTTGTCACGGTGCGAAATAATTTTTATTTGTCGCAATGATGTTTTAAGTTCAACCTGTAATTCATCGACTATAGTAAGTAAGCCCCAGTCAGATAATAAGGTAGTAATAGTATTACGGCGCGCAGTATCGTCTTCGCTGAAATTAGATGGTTTGCCATCAAGCATAAAAAGTTCTTTAAAGTGAACAATAAAGTAACGGCCTTGTTTATGGAGAATATGACAACTTTGAAATAAGGTGTTATGTTCTTTTTTCGAAGAAACACCTATACGCGTGAGAGTTTCTTTAATTTTAAGGAAGTCATCTGGCTCATTGAGCAGTACTTCGACCATGTCTAAAGGCTGCCATTCAATTTTATTTTGTGTATTCATAATTTAACTCATTTCGTAAATAAGTATTTATAATGAATACACTTTACACTTTACCACCTTTATTGAGGCTAGCATGAATTGCGTTGATTTGCAATCTATTGAAAAGCGGATAGACCGCTTCAGCCTTTTCCTGTGAGTAATTATACGTCTTCTGAATGGCTTTAATATCTTCGCTGAGCTTTGGCTTCTTATTCCACTTCGAATATCTTTTCTTTGCTACGACAATGTTACGATAAAAATCGTACTGCATCCTTGGTGGAAGGGACGCGTGCATATTCATTTCGTTGGCGAATAAAACGGTATCCTTATAGTTGGACAAACCACGATTAATAATAAACGGCACGTACTGTTTATCAGCGGCATCAGGGTTACGTGTTTCGATAGAGTCGTCGGCAGTACAACCTAATAAAAGGTGTGTACCTTTACGGCCTTCGTTAATCGAATTTAAGAACGTGAATGGTGTTAACTTTTTTACTTCCATTCTGAGGATGCCATAATTTCAGTTAAACATGCAACAGTGTTAAGCTCTTTGTCAGCTACAAACGCGTTTTTAAATTGGTAATCAGCGAGGATTAGAATAATCGCGGGTATTGAGTGCGGGCTTGCAAAGTCATACAGTGTATCGTAGATTCTACGAAAAATCACAGATGAATCGATGTCGGTGTTATTAGTCACCCACGCTCGCATGTTTTTAAAGTCTTTCTGCTTTAGGCAATTGACTAGCGCTGCAATGTTTTGATCTGATAGACCAATTAGGATGTCTGAAGTAATTTCACCAGAAGCCGAATAGCGTTGGCACTCGTTGATTACGCGGCGCCAATCAGGAGCATAGCGCATAATTAATTCAGCAAGGATTTTGTTATTGAAGTTAACCTCTTCAGCAGTCAGAATAGTCTGCAGGCGTTTCATGAACTGTGCAGCTAAACCAGCGAGTTGCTTTTTCGTGGTATTAAATTCAATCACCGCACAACGAGAATGGAGTGGCTCAATGATACGATTCTTAAAATTACATGTAAGAATGAATCGGCAATTAGAACTAAACTCCTCGATGAAGCCACGCAGCGCGGGTTGTGTTGATGAAGCATTCAAGTAATCAGCCTCGTCAAGGATAACCACTTTGTATTTGCCACCGTGTAATGATACGGTCGAAGCGAACTGTTTGATCTTCGATCGCAAAACATCAATACCACTTTCTTCAGAGGAATTGATGAGCATATAATCTAAATCAAGTTCATTGCATAATGCACGAGCAACTGTAGTTTTACCCAGTCCAGCTGAACCTGTCAAAAGCATATTGTGCATATCGCCAGAATCCACGATTTGCTGGAAAGTCTTTTTTAGACTTTGTGGAAGGATACAATCTGCGATAGTTTGAGGTCTATAGCGCTCGCACCAGAGAAATTCGTTTGTGTTAGTATTTGTCATAATATATATTATACCACAGTTTAGGGTATTTGTAAATCAAAAAGTAATAAGCAGTTTATCGTTAGACGACATGCTCAGGTCGTGGCTTTCAACTACTCAGAGGTTTCCTCAGTTACCTCTGCGCCTGGTGTAGCTGTTTCTTTTTCGGTTTCTCCTGTCTTAGGCGTATGGTATGTTACAAACGCGTTAACGCGATCGCGAACTGTACCAATAGAACTTAGTTCTTCTCCTTTAAACGCACCGCGGGATGATGCCACGTCGATGATTTGTAGGATTGCATTAAAGTCGCCGATATTGATATCAGGCGATTGCGGGGTTGTTTCTTCTTCACTCATAATTTTAGGTTTGCTCTTAGGTCTATTTGGCATATTTATCCATTAGTGTATGTGGAACTTTTCTCCAAAGCAATCCAGTATTCTGCAGAAATGCCGTTAACACATTCCCAATGCGAGATCAACTTAGAACTTACAGAGACTTTATAGTCGCCTGGAATAAGCTTGAGATTCGCGATTAAGAATTGAAAGTCGAAATCCATGTCTGCTTCATAACCACTACCAACTTCAAGACGGTAGACATTGGCAGAGGAATTGTTTGGATCCTTCACTTCAAGGTATGCTTTATCACTACCAGCCGATGTTGTAATCGAAACCACTGGGTGACCTAAAGCACTTCCAGCTTTACGGATTTCGCTAATCACTGCTGAACAGAGATCTACTTCTACTTCTGCAGAAGGCATATTCACCGCACGTTCAGGTGCTGTTAGAATCGACTTATCCGCATAACGGTATGTTACCGAGGCCTTTTCTGATTTGATTAAAACAGAATCATCGCCGAATTCGAGGGTAGGATCTTCAATAAGTGAAAGAGCTGAAAGAAACTCATTCAAATCATAAATACCTACACTCTTTTCGAATGTTTCTGAAACTTCGCAGGATGCCATGATGTTCTTGGCTTCTGCGATTGAGGACAACTTGTTACCTTCTTGGATAACAAGGTTTGGATTAACAGCTGAAAAGTTTTTCAGCACTTCTAACGTATCTTTACTTATTTTCATAATCTATATTATAACTCATTTTTGTTGTTTTGTACATAATAAAATTCAACTATAAACATCATACAGCAAATAGCATGTGCTCCATGGTGTAGGCCGGTTTCTTCGTCGTGAGTCTCTCCTTTACGGAGTGCCCATAGGTGGCGGTTCGCTGCAGCAAAATAGCGATCATCGAGATTTTCAAGTTCTTTCCAATTGTCACGATCATATTTTTTTGCTCCATAGGTTAATACCTGCGCCACGTCTTCTAACGCGTTTGGTGGAATTAGGCTGTAGTCTGGTTTTTCGTTATCGAATTTGATTCCTTCGCTCATAATAAAGTGTTGCCTATCCCCCGCTCAAGAGGGATAGGACTTTTGGTTAGTTTATGACATGCGGTCTCCACCGCAAATTGTTAAAATTGTATTGGGCAATGTTCTACTGTTTCACCCAGTACGCGTTCGGCGAGGTTTTCTACAATTTCACCATCTTCAGTAAGTTGACTCTCGTCAATCTTAGTGTAGAGGTCTAAGAACGCTGTTCGTGTTTCGTCGTCGAAGCGGCTGATGCACATATTAATTGATTTCATGCGATCTTCAAAGATTGAGAAACTTTTGACGATATGGCATAAACGGCGTGTTGAAATTACCTCTTCTACGCCTTCAGCTTCAAAGGTTTTGCGGATAACATTCGACCAAGCGATAAGCTTATCCGCGAATTGAAAATCCTCTACGCCGTACTTAGTCATGTGAGCAGTCACGATCTTTCTCTCAATAGTTGGTTGAGGAAAAGTCTGATCAATAACACACACGAATCGTTCAAGGAAAGCGTCGTCGATAATCGATGCTGCGGTAAATCGTCCATCATCTGAACCGCGGCCTTTAGTATTGGCTGTAGCGATCACATTGAAACCTTCAGCGGGTTGTACCACTTCACCTGTCTTTTTCAAGAGAACTGGGCTACCTTCAAGGACTCCCTGTAAACACATGATCTTATTCGTAGCGCGGTCGATTTCGTCAATAAGGAGAATACATCCACTCTCCATAGCCTTAATAACTGGTCCTTTTTGGAAAACTGTTTCGCCATTTACTAGACGAAAGCCACCAATCAAATCGTCTTCATCCGTTTCAGGAGAGATTTGAACTCGAACATATTCGCGTTTAGTTTTTGCACACGCTTGTTCAATCATCATAGTCTTACCGTTACCAGAGAGACCTGCGACGTACGTTGGAAAAAACATATTGGACTTAATGATCTTCAAGATGGTGTTGTATTCACCCCACTTGATGTATGTAGGATCCACTGGTGGTACATACACTTCTTCATTTGATACTGAAGCGACTCCTCTGAATGCTATATTAGCCATTGCTGTTGCAGGCATTTCTGGCGCCGCTGGTGCACTCACAACTGGTGCCTCGAGGGAGTACACTCCTCGCTTTACGCGGTGGAGGCCGTTTAGTAACTTATAAGCTACCTTTGCGTCGACGCTGTTTTCTCCAGCGATCGTTAGAATTTCTTGGCGAGAAAAGGTTACCTTTCCTGCTTCTGCGAGTATTGTTTTGAGTGATTTTGTCATATTTGTTGTTTAACCGTTGTTGAGTATAGCTATATTATACCATAGATTGAGAGTTTTGTACACCATTTAAGCAATTATTTCAGCAAATTTGGTCATGATAATGCGGTTTGTGCGGTTAGATATATTATGCTTAGCGAATTGCTTTGCCAATTTAGTCTGTTCGCCGCGGTCGTCTGAAAGGCTTTTCCCTTCAGTCTTATTGTAGTTAAAGTCTTCATCTTTAATGGCTACGTCAGACGAAAGTAGTAAGTAGGAATCATAACCAAAGCAATCTTTGACGTGATGGAAGTTGTCTTTACGGTATGTTCTCATCCATTTACCCGCTTTACTATATGCCTCGCCTGGATCCATAGAGCGTGCCATAGCGTTCAGATGTTTATTTGCATCTGTTCTGCTGTTTGGCAGATAAAAGCCAATAACATTTACGTTCTTAACTTCTTTCAGCAATTTGATATATGTTTCTGTTGTCCTATAGCCCCTGATCTCCCTCTGCTTTCCGCCTACATTAGTTAAAATGTGATGGCTGTAACTGTACGATGGACGCGCGCTAGAGGACTCACCGTCAGTTAAAAAGATTACATTGAGCTTTTGCACCGGATTCTTTTTTCTAAACTCGTCTACGATGTGGTGTGCGGCGATAGCGGTATGCTCTAAGGGAGTACCTCCAAGGTGTTCGAATTTTGAAATTCCCTGTTGGCTGAAATTGTAAGAACTAGAATTGAGTATCTGCCAACTTGTTAATTTAAAGGCGTTATCATACTCGCCTTTTGTCATTTCGCTCGAAAACAATTCGCCTAAAACTAAATGGGTCATATCAAACTCCATGTCTGATTGATCAGTGTCTTCTTTATCTAAAGAATAGTTCGATGTAAAGGAGTATACCTTAAAGGGAATTCCAACCTTTCTGCAGAAGTGAACTAAATTTAGTGTGTGTTCTAATACGTCCTTAAGAACACCCGCCATTGAGCCTGAATAGTCTATAAAGAAGATCATTCCGTGACTCTTAGCATCTGCAAGTTTCATCACCGATTGGAATATCTGATCATCGTATTTGTACTTATGGAGCTTATTCACATCCAAGCTACCGCGGCGAGATTCTTGTGCACGAGTGTATTGATATGACGCTTTACGTCGTTCAAACTCGCGGACAAGTACACCTACCTTTTTGTTGGTTTTCTTCTTAAACTCCGCGGTTCTTTCGGCTAGGCGAGCAATAAGATCTAAGCGGTCAGTATCATCAGGATAAAGCTCTTTCGGAAAATACACTTCAATATGACCACGGTCTTCGATTACTCTTTTGTAGTCAACAATATGCTTTTTGACCGTTTGCTTAGTTGGCCAGATCGCGATACTTGGTGCAGTTCGTTCTGACAGCGCTTCTTCGTCTAACATATTGTCTTGAAACGCTTTAGTAGTTTCAGGCTCAATAATAACGTCTTCACCCATTGAGTCAGCGGCGTCACCTTCACGATTTTGACCAAGTTTGTCTTCGCCATCGTCATCATCTGTGTTTTCGCTCCGTTCTGCAATAGCTTCTCTAATGGCATCCTCGATATCTTCGTCAGTAACGGTTGATTGAACACTGTGCGATTCAGTACCGTCGTCAGAATCGTCTGAGCTTTCTCCATCACCATCTTCAAAAAATGGTGCAGATTCTTCGCCTTCTTCAGCTTCTTCAGCTTCTTCACCTTCAGACTGTTGAGGCTCTCCAGCTTCTGTCGATTCTTCTTCGTTTTTAGCTTGAGCTTCTTCTTTAACGTATTCTTTTACTTTGTGATAAAGTTCTACTACGTCTTTAAATGTTTCTGCCGCATAACATTCGCGGTAGAGCGCTTCTTCCTTTTCGTTAAGAGGAATATCGGCATTAGCTCCAATTTTTCCACGTAAGTTTAAGCGGTCAAGGAAGCACATCTCTGAAACATTTTTATCAGCAATACCGAAAAAGTTATGTTCCACAAGTTCCTTATAAGCACCATTGAAGATTTTTGGCAGGCCCGCATATTTATTTTTGATGAGACGCTCAATACGAATATCTTCAATAATATTCAGTATGTCAAAATGTTTACGTCCTTCTTTTTCGATGAATGCTTCAAAATCTTCAGAAGGAGTATAAAGAGCGTGCGACACCTCATGTCCTACCAACATATCATACACGACTTTACCTTTGTCTTTCCAAACAGGAAGACCGAGTACTCTATGCTTCACATCAAAGTATGCTGTTTTCAGATCTTTGCGGTGAGTGACGGTAATATTTTCAGTAGCAAGCAATTTTGCTAAAGATGATTGATTCTGTAAATCGAGTATTTTTTCCATAAACTTTTCCTAATTGGTATAGATCTATTATACCATATAAAGTTCGTTTTGTATACTATATTGTGCGTTTATTGTAGTACATCCCACAAGCGCCTATACGACAGGCACTTAGAACATCATTTTTTTCCTCTGATGTCTTAACATAGGGCACTCGAGAGGCCTATAATCGTGCGAGGCCGTAGGTTGTTGACTGCCAACTACTTATGTAATCTATTGATTACCAGCCTCTTGTGCAATAGCCACGTTCACCTGCTTAATTATACCCTTATATGAGTTGTATCTAAGCTTTATACCATACTGCTCTTTAAAGGCAGGTGCGAGACTATTCTTAAAGTAATTCTTGAAGAGGAAGTTGTCGGTATGTTTTGGGTCTGCCTGCGAGCGCGTGTACGCGAGTGCGATTATATTATTAGCGAGATCTTTCTTATAGTGGTCCATCTTTTTTGATTTGGCTAAAGTTGTTTACCTTTTCGAACTCGATCTTCCGTGGGAACTTACCTTCAAGTAAATCTTGTTTGTGCGAGATGACGAATACATTAGTTTCATCGCCAAGAGTGTATAGGATCTTAAGTAAATTATCTACACCATCAGCGTCCATACTTGAATCGAATGTTTCGTCAAGAATAAGGAGATTCGTATTAGCTGAATTCTTCATTCGTGCAATCTGTCTCCATGCGAAAAGCAAACTTAAGTCAATCCGTTGTTTCTCTCCTTCAGAAAAGGATGCATACGTAAATTCATCACGGTGGCGAGACTTGATAGTTTCGTTGAATGATTCGTCTAAGTTGAACAACACAAAAAAGTCAAGAACTTGTAGGTATTGGTTGATTAGCTTATTCATCACGGGTAGATACTGACGGATAACCTTAGTTTTAATGCCAGTATCGCGTAGAAGTTCGCCAATAGCATCAAGGTACGAACTCACTTTAGATTGTTCTGCTCTCAGTGTGCTAAGGCCTTCCCGTTTTTCACGGTCGCCATTAAGCTTTTCTTCAGCTTCTTTCGTATCTTGAATTTCAACAACTTCTTCTAAAGACTCCACTCTTCCACGCAGTCCAGCTATTTTTACACCGTTTTGGCGTATACTCGAATTAACCTCGTTTAAGTGAACCACTTTCTGGTACAAATCATCCGCGTCAGATGCGATTTGCGTAATTTCACCTTTTACACCATAGTATGTATCACTTAAAGTCTTGGCTTTATGCTTACATGCAGTGTTCTTATCACCTTTCAGTTGAGCTGAAATATCTTGAGCGCAGGTTGGGCATGTGTTATTGTTATCGTAGAACTTTGCTTCGTCTACGACCGCGTCCATTTTAGTCTTAAGGCTACTCTTTTCAAGTTCTAAGCCGTGTCTTTTAGATTGGTTATCCTTATACGCTTGAGTGGCACCGTCAAATTCGCTATCATACACGGTTTGTAAAGAAGTGTTACTGCTTTCGATTTCATAAATCTCGTCCTCAATACGCTTTACTTCCTTTTTACGTTTCGACTCTTGAGTAGTATCAATCCTTTTTAGCTCAACCAGATGCTCGTTCTGTAGCTTAATGGTTTCCTTAAGTAATTCGAGCTGGTGATCGGCATCACTCATTTGACTGCGGAGAAGATTTGTCTTCTCCTTAAGCACACCATTCATTTTTGTGAAGATACCAATGTCGAGTAGATCCTCAATCACGTTACGTCGCTGGTACGACGGTAATTGCATAAAGGGAATAAAATTACTTGAACCAAGTACAACAACCTGATGGAAAGACTTATGATTCAGCTTAAGAATGTTTTGTTCTAAAACCTTCTGATAGTCGCGACTATGCGATTCCTGATTAAGGAGCTTGCCGTTACGATAAATTTCAAAGATGTTGGGCTTCATACCACGAACGATGCGATATTTAATATTACCAACTTCAAATTCGACACTCACTAGACACGCTTTATTGTTGATCGAATTAACCAACTGAGGCTTATTGATACTGCGGTGTGGTTTACCAAACAACGCATAGGATAGTGCGTCTAACATTGTAGATTTACCAGCGCCATTTGCACCAACAATAAGTGTTGATGGATCACGGTCTAAATAAACAGTTGATTCAGTATTCCCCGTTGAAAGGAAATTCTGCCAGGTGAGTTTGCGGAATGTTAGCATTATATAGTGTCTATTGCTTGAGCTTCAGTGAAGAGCTCTTGCATCATCTTTTTGAGTATATTGGAGTTTAAATTTGTTTCTGTAGCATCGATATAACTATTGAGCAGAGTAGGAGTGTCATCTACTTGTACTGCCTCGTCTTCAACATTGCTGCCAGCGTATTCATCAAAGTTTTCTATGATTCGCACTTCGTGGGGATCAAGATCGTATAATCTTTCCATGAACTTGTCAAACGCGTAAAGATCTTTCTTGTTCGCAACTATAACTTTGATGTATGTACTTTCGATTAGTTCCTTATTAAGCGTTGGCTCAGCATCGCTATCGTAATAGATCTTCTGAAAAAGTACATTGGTATTACGCACAGGCGTGAGTTCACGTGTAGATGTATCTAAAACATGAAAGTATTTTGGATCTCCTGCGTCTGACCAAGTCAATTCGTACTGTGTACCAAGATAAGTGATATTACCCTGTGTACTCTTGGTGTGGTAATGACCAGAATAGACTGCCTCATACCGATCAAAGAGTTCCATACCCATTCCATGAGATTTGATAGGTGCATTAGCCATGAGTTTAAAACCACCCAACTCTAGATGCCCCATAAGTATAGGAGCATTGGCGGTAGAAATAAAGTCCATGCACTCTTCTCTATTGTCAGCACACATCCAAGGGACTAGAGCAACATCCAATTCATCGTACTTCTTTACAACAGGATTCATGTGAATATGAATACGGTCAGAATACTGTTTCAGAATTGTTTCAATTGAATTTAGCTCGTTTGTATTTTTGTAGTATACGTCGTGGTTTCCAGGAATGATATCCATGTGAATATCGTACTCATACAACTTTGAAATAAAGCTTTCATAGTTATGTTTAAGAACCTTATAGTTGACATACTTACGATGCTCAAAGTAATCACCAAGGTGCAAAATATTGGTAATACCATTTTCCACAAGATACGGAAAAAAGATTTCACTATAGAACTTGTCTGAATAATCTAGAAAGATATCAGAACCGTTTTTAACACCACAGTGTGTGTCATTCAAGATCGCGATCTGCATAATATATTAAATAAAGTTCTCCAAGCCACCATCGATTTTCTTTTTCGCACGGGTTTTTCGTTTTAGTACTTTACCAAATTCTTTAATCTTATCGTCGCGTGTTCGGAATTGTTGTGACTTATAACGTACTCGATCTACAATACTGTTTGAGTCAGGGTGATCACCAACATCCATAAAGGCACTTGCACCAGCGTGGTCCATATACCTTTCTTTAATGTCCTGCTGCTTCTTTTCCTTTGCGATACGGCGTAAAAACGCAAAGTACGTAATTTGAGTAAAGTATGCAAAAGCGTTAGGTAATCCTGTACGTGTTGCTTTCTTTACGTCGTAGTTCATAATTGCTTTAATACAATTTTCTACTGCGTCCATAACCATTTCTTCGCGGTAGGTGTATCCTACAAAGTTTGGTTTATGCGATAGACCTTCAGCGATTTTGAGAAAACACCTACCAATGTATTCAGTGATAATAGGTCCATCTTCTGTTTTCGCATGTGCTTCGTTTACACTTGTAACGTAGTCGACGACTGATTGAGAAAACTCTTTGTTATTTACATAGTGTGGTCTCTCTCTTGGCTTTAGTTTTTTCTTAGGTGTGTTCTGTTCCATAATTTAATATCTATTATAACATGTTTTTAGTATCTTGTACACAACAAAATATAAGAATAAAAGTGACAATAATCAGCACTTTAGGGTGTACAACTGTCCCACTATTTGGTATAATAATTAAATACAAACAAAGGGTAATAAGGGTAATTTAGTTATCCTTAAATTTACTTCTCCATTCCTTATGGATATCAGATAGAGGTTGGTTAAATCCCATTCCCCAATCTTCATCATATCCATCATCACCTTCTGAATAATCTAAATTATCAACTAGAGGATTAGATATTTGATTTAATACATCATCTATCTCTTCTTCACTCAGGTTAATCTTAACTTGTTGTAGTAGATAATACTTATGGTAATGAGACTTGTACTTCAATGGAGTTTCTGATCTAGCTAAGATCTTATCTCCAACCAATTGAATAAGTTCATCATCTTCAGAATCAAGCCACGGTTTAAAATAGCCCTTACCAGTATTTATATCAGTGTTTAACTCCAGTGCACCAGCAATATACAGAATGTTATTTTCTTCATCATGATCCACTTCTTCAGCAATGACATAGGAACCATCGACTAAGCGATAGCTCATAATTCCCCACTCGTTTAAATATTGTGTAAGATCTTCTGATGGTTTAAATTCACTCATAGTGGCACTTCATGTATTTTATAGTTAAACTTCTCTCTTGCATAAATCTTAACACGCTCAATAGCATGATTCAACGTGTAGTTTTTCTTCTTCTTCCAAGCAAGATCATCCGCTAAATCATATATTGTTGTACCCTTACTGTCCTTTGTTTTGCGTAATCCCCGCCCGATTGATTGGAGAACTCTTATTTGTGATTTTGTAGGAGAAGCAAACATTATATTGTGCAGGTTAACTATATTTATACCCGTACTAAAGGTACCCACACTCGCAACGATGATTGCGTTTTTCTCTTTTTCAGTAACAGCTCGTATTCTTTCACGCTCTTCGGCATTCACTGCTCCAGACACAAAGAATACTTTACGTCCCGTGCCCTTTAATCTTTCAGTAAACATATCGTACAGTGGCTTACCGTGCTTTTGGACTAAGTTATATAGCACTAATGAATTCCCCTGTTGATCACATGTAAGATTCACAATAAAGCGATTGCGTTTTTCATGACTTACGATAAAGTCAATCTCATCTTGATATTTAAGTCCTCTGCACTGTTTCTTCAATTCATCAGAGTATTTTAATACTAAACA